CACGCCGTCCAGGTTTTCGCGAGCCGCGAAGTCCACGCCCTTCGGCATCACAAGATCAGCGGTCGTAAACGCGAACGCATCCTTGTGGTACAGGAGGGAGGTATCCGTGGCGGACGACGCACCGCCCAACAGCTTGGTCACCGTGCCCGAGTCGTCGGGAGACGCAGAAACGTTCTGCGTGGCACCCGATGTCACGATGGACGGGCTGATGGCAATCGACGTGCCCGAGGACGAAACCGCCGAGGTCACGACGAAACGCTGCAACTCGCCGGTATTGGCCTTGGTCTCCGGGTGAACGCGATTGCAACCCGCGAAGGTCACAACGTCACCCGCAACCAGGGTCTTGGACGAGCCGTTGGTGACCGTCACCGAAGCGCCGGTCTGGTTCGCGCCGTTGACCGCAAAGGTCGTGCCCGTCTCGGTGCCCGTGGTGTGGATGGGCAGGTGAGTCGAGCGGTAGAAGTCGAAGCCAATAGCAGTGCCAATCTTGCCGGTCTTATACTGGCTCGAAATCTCCTTCGAGTCGTTGAACAGCGTGGACCAAGCCGAAAGCATGTCGGCGTGGGCCTGGGTGTGCAGCATCGCCGCGCGGTCACCCATCGGGGCAAGGCTCTTATGCAGGCGGGCTTCCGCCTCCAGAACCTTGGCGTAAGTGGCCGCAGAACCGGCGTTGTCAACGACATTGTAAACGTCCTTATAGACGTTCGAGATGATGTCGTTTTCAACCGAGGCAACGAGAACCGAAACAGCCGGCTCGATGATGCGCCTGGAGAAGTCATCCAGGCTCATGGTCAGCTCGTTGGACGAGAAATTCATGCCAACGTGCTTCTGAGTCGCCACCGTCATCGTAACGCTCGACTCGGTGGTGTCCTGCGCGTTCAGCACAGCGCCGGTCGTGACGGTGTACTGATTGGGCAGGCGGACTTTCAGGGAGGTGCCGATCTTGGCCCCTTCCTTGGCGAACGAATCGTCATATTCACGATTGATCGTGCCAATGAAATTGGCCTTCTGATGGAGGACGCGCAGGATTTCCCGCGTGACCGCCGTGGGGGTAAGCACTGTGTTAGCCACTATTTAGCTCCTTCTGGCCCGGCTTTCGCCGGGCACTGGGATAGGGGGCGTCTCTCGACGTGCCCGTTGAGGGGATTAGGCTTTGATGCCCAGTTGTGCGTTGCGCCGCTTGACCCACTCCGCCGCTGACAAGTCGTCCCTAAGTCCGGGCTGCGTGGGCTTGCGCCCCGTGACCTGTCGGACTGGTTCGGCTTGCGGTGCTGGCTTGGGGGCAACGGCGGCGCGTTGCTTTGACTGGTACTGCCGCCAGAGATAAGCGTCGTGAAGGACTTGAACGGCTCGGGGATCTACAACCGCGTTTAATTCGTCGGCGGTGTAGCCGTAGCTCGTTCCGTGGTCCTTGAGGCTTTTCGCTAACTCAGGCGTGAAATTCGGTATTGCCTTCGCAATCGCGGCGCGGCCTTCCTGTAGCTGCTTGGCAGTCTCTTGCTGCTGCATCCACAGGGCCTGCTGCTGCTTCTGCGTAAGGCCTTCTCTTAGTTCACGTTGAGCGCCTTCAAGGTTGGACTTCTCGATAAACAAGGCTTGCGCCCGTACCGGGTCGTCCTGATTCAACTGCGCCCAATTGACGCCCTGAAACTGTGAAAGACGATCCGTGATCGCTTCCAGTCGGGCATATTCCTTAATGTTCGCCTGCTGCCACTCGGCGTGTTGGCGGATCGCCTCTTGACGACCCTCCAGTTCCTTGCGCTGTGCGGCGACTTCTTGTGTTTTCCGGGTGTAGTCCGCCTGTCGCAAAAGCGCGTCTTTAAGCGCCTTCGGGACCGCGTATTTCTTGCCGTCCTCCCAATCGACTTCTTCGGTTTCCTCTACGGCCTCAACCTGATCGCCTTCGATCTGGTCGTCGGTGATAGAGACTTCGGTTTCGTTCGTTGGGGTGTTTGCGACTTCCGGTGCCGGGGTTGTATTTTCCGGCGTCGGATTGGTCGCGGTTTCGTCCGTCAAAAGAGTCACTCCTTATCGGTTGGTGACATGAAAAAACCCGCCAAGCGGATGCCGGGCGGGGTTAGGTCTGCGGGCGAGGAGCGGACTCTCGCCTAACGCGGCTTTTATAACGCTGCCGCCGCAGATTCTTAGAACTGTCTCGGTTGGGGTTGCGGGCGGGAAATGTCCGCCATCGCCTTAATGCGATTCGTCGTCGCGTCGAACTGTTCAATGCCGACGCGCTGGCCTTCAATCTGCCGGTCGATCTGCTTGCCGGATACGTCGGCCTTTAGCTGCGCGTTCTCTTGCTGCAACTGCTGTAGTTCCTGCTGCATGGCCGCGACCTTCTTGGGGTCCACGCCCGATGCGCTGTTCTGCTGCATCTTCTGCAACCGTTCCGCGATCTCGTCCGCGCCCGGCCAGTCAAGGTTTTTGGCGAGTAGGTCACCAATCACCGGAGCCGCAGCCGGGAACGCCCTTAGCAGTTCCATCATTTGCGTGGCCGCTTCCTCGCGCTTGGTCGTGAAGGACGGGCCAACGTCCACAACGAGGTCATACTTGCCGACCGAGAGGTCATAAATCTTGGCGATCTCGGCTTGCTGTTCCGCGTCCGTGCCTTCAATGGCCTGCTGCGGCCCCATCGGCTGCGCTTGGGGCTGCATCATTTGCGTCTGTTCGCTCGGGTCGGGCTTCGCGCCAAGCTGGACGTTCTTAACCTCGCCCTCTTTGCCTAATACGCGAACAATGCGCTCCCCGGTGTAAACCTTGGGGATCAAGTCAATGAGGATGCGGCCACCGTGCCTAATGGCGCGAGAGAGGTTGTCAATAAAGTGGAACGTCGAAACGTCGCCTTCACGCTGGCGGGCCATAATCGCCCTGCCAGAAGTCTCATTCGACCGCGCGCCCAATGACGCATCATAGAGGCCCGTGATGGCCTTCATATCGTCGGAGGCGTTTAGGGCCTCTTGCAATGCACCAGCGGGAGGACCGGCGAAGGGCTGGCGCTGTGGGGGTGTCTGGCCCTTGTATCCGATGAAGGCGTAGCTCTCGGTATTCGCCTTGGCCCACTTCTCCGCGTCGTCGCCGCTAAATGCTTCTTCCGGGCCGATGAACGGGGCCTTCGGGGACAGCGCAACCAACTCAGTCGCAACCGTGCGCCAATAGTTGAACATCCGCTGCGCGTCTTTGGCGTCACGAATGAGCGAGCGGAAATGCCGCTTGCCCTCTACGTTCACTTCCTCGCCGTAAACCGGAATAATGGGGATGTATTTTCCACCCCATTCGTTCGTTTCCAGGACTTCCGCCCCGGTCATGATCTTCTGCGTGACCTTGTGGGACTTCGTGACGCGCTCGGACGTGACCGTCACGCCTACGAGGTCGAAATAATCCCTGTGCTTCTCGTAAACGTCGGCTTCCAGGATATCGCCGGACGAGAGAAGCAGAATCGGGCGGTCCACCTTCTCCCGACACCAATACTCAGCCACAAGGATGGAGTTTTCCTTGCGCCACATATCATCGAGAACGTCATACCCAAGGGCGGACCAATCGACCTGTTCCGCGCCCTTGTATTCCTTCTTAAAGGCGTCCCGCGTCATCAAGTCGGTAATAAACGCCATATTCCAGTCCGACGAATCGGCTTCAACCGAGTGCGGATCGCCATAGACGGAGAACGGGTTGGACACCCGCTTAATCAGAATGTCCTTATCGAACGAGTCGTCGTCCGCGTATTCAATGGCAACGCGGAAATACCCAAAGCCCTGCGTGATCGCAAATTCCGCCGCCGTGTCATAGGCAACGTCAGCGTTGGAAATCTGCTCGATGTTCCGAATAAGCCCGTTCATCACCTCGGCTGTTTCGGGGTCGGCATCCGAATCGACCGGGCGGACACGAATCGAGGGCTTATTCTGCCTTGCATCGTTGACCACCTGGCGGATGATCGACGGCATTTTGTTAATGGTCAGGCACGGGCGGCGCTCAAACGTGCGCTGCTTGATAACGTCAGCGGGCCACTGTTCGCCTAGGCGTGCGAATTTCAAGTCATCAAGGGCGGCCTCACGGTTTTCGCTCTCCGCGTCGTAAGCCTGCTTAAAGGCTTCTTTCGCCTCATCGAGTTCGTCCTTATCGGCCAACTAGACTCCTATCCCATCCAAGAGCCAGTAGCCTGGCTGTCATGTTTGCGTTTCGGTCGCGGCTTCTCGATGCCAAGTGCCAGATACCGGAAGGCGTCGGCCCCGTGGCTTGACCAATCGTGTTTGGGACTGGCGCGGAAGATGCCGGCCTTCTCGTCCCATTCCTTGTGATAGCTGCGAAGCGCCTCGATGCCGCGCTCGCACTTGGTTTTGTCGAACCAGCAGCGGGGCAACATAAGCCGGGCGGCGTTAATGCCATCATCCACGGCCTGCAACGGCAGAACGCGGGGATGAAACCCCAGGCTCGCCATCGTCTCTTGCCGTGACTTGCCGGTGCCCAATTCCTTGGCCCCTCCGTCATGCGGCCAGATCGGCTCGGCGTAGTTGTAGGGTTTCTTGCGTAGTTCGTTGGCGTACCAATCGAGGCCGACGCCCGACGATTCCAGATAGTCGATCAGGTGGACTTCCTGGCCCACATACTGCGCGAACCAAATGGCGGTCGAATCCCGGTGCCCCAGGTCCCACCCGGTATGAACTGGCACGGCGGGATCGTACGGAACCGATGTAATGCGCTTATCGGCTTCCGCCGCCGCCATTTCCTTGGCGTAGTAAGCGCCCACAATCGCAGCCGTGAAGCTGCATTCAAACTCTTGGGCGTATTCGTCCTCGTCCATTCCGCGCTTGGCTGAGGCCAATTCCTCAACGTCCAGCACGTTCGTCTGCGAGGCTTTGTAAAGCGCCGCGAACCACTCGGGATCGGGCGGCAGGCGCGAGCCGTCGTCTTTTAGAAAGCCGTTTAAGGCCGAATCATACGCTCGGTGGAACTCGTTGCGGCCCTTGGGCGTGCCAATGAACAGCGCCCAACCCTTACGATCCGCCAGCATCGGGCGGATAACTTCGCGCCAGGTCGAAGGCGGCATCTGGCCGTATTCATCCAGCACAGCGCCGTCTAAGTACCCGCCGCGCAGAGCATCGGGGTTATCAGCCCCTTCAACGTAGATACGACGACCGCCCGGCAAATCGACCCTAAGCTCTGCTTCGTTTGCGGTCCTGCCCGGAATGGTCGCCGTATAGTGTTTCAGATAGTCCCATGCGATTAGCTTGGCCTGCTTACGGAGCGGCGCTAAATACGCATGGCGTGGGTTGGGTAAGTCACATCGCAACGAGCGGTCGATCAGTTCATTGATCGCCAGCACCGTCTTTCCAAAGCGGCGATGGCAAACGAGAACCGAGAAGCGTTTGAGTGAGCGGTGGATATCTTGCTGTAGGGGACGAGCAACGTAGCCCGTCGAAACCTTAATCTCGGGCAATGCCCGTCTCGACCTTCACCACGATTGGCCCGCCGTCCTGGCCGGTTACCTGTGTCGGGAGAACCTTGCCAAGCAGGGTGCAGAACACCTCTGGCTTAGTCTGCGCGACCGTCTGGAGGTACTCAGCGCCCCCCAAATTGGTAAACGCCTCCAAGATCGCGGCCTTAATATCAGCGGTTAGTTTATTGACCGATCCTTTCGGCCTGCCGGGTCCGGGTTTCATGCCTCATGTTTCAGATTGTTAATGGTTCGGCCTAAGCCGCTTCGCCAACTCACGCCATATGGACGGCTGGCGGAATATGTTTAGAAAGTCCTTAGTGGGCCACGATAGAGCGCCGATGGATTCCCAAAAGCGTATTTCGGCGTTGAACTCTGCGGTGCGGTTCAAGCGGCGGCCAGCTTGCCGGGCACTAGAGTTCGCTTGCGGGGGTTCTGCTTCGGGGCCTTCGGGAGCTTGGTGAACTTGGCCATAGCCGCACGGCGCACGCATTGGGCGTTTAATCCAGCAGCGTCACAAATCGCCTGGAAACCCTCGTCCGCTCGGCGGAACCAGCCCTGCGCGATCCGGACGGCGATCAGCCGTGACTCACGCTTCAAGTTACTGGTTTCCACATCACCGGCAGCATCCCGCATCGCACGCAGAACAACGGCCCGCCACAAAGCGGTTTCAGGGCTCACCGATTCTCCAATGAAAAACGGCCCCACCCGCAAAGGTGAAGCCGTTGTGAATCCGTTCGGGCGCAATTCGACCCTAACTAAATCCGGTATCATAAGTGCCAAACTCACGCAAGCCCTATGATTTGCCTATAAACCATTGTCACCATTAGATAAACCGCCGAATAGAACTATTTTTTACCCGTCACAAGGCCGTAATGATCGACTAAATCATGCAGGGCGGCGATCAAAAGCCGCTTGGCCGTCTGTTCGGAAAAGACGCCCGCCTCACGGTCCACCCATTCCTTGAAGTTGTAGCGCATCCCGAGAATCGCATAAGCGGAACGCTCGACCGCCGTTCCCAGGCCCAATGCCTTGCGTGCGTTCCAGAGCCGGTTTTTAGCCCGCATGACGCGGTTGGATAGTTCCTCCCTACCCTTCCCCATGATCTCCATTGGCGAGGCGCGCACGGGGTACATTTTGGCCGTGTCGAAGTCGTCCATGTAGGCAAAGGCCGCCAAGACATGCTCGTTTTTGATGGCCTTGCGCTCAAACAGCAGCGCGATAGTGCCAACCTCACGCCAGGGTGAGCCGATGTTGCCATCGGAGTCCGCTATCTGCTGGTCGGATAAGACAATCGGATCATGCTGCATCCGCTCCAATGTGGGCGGGATGATTGAAGATTCGGCTAGGGTCATGGGCTTGCTCACTTAAGGGCCTCGTCCAATACACGGATTGCGTAAAGTTGCGCGTCCGCCCGCTTACGGCGGCCCAGGTCAATCGACTCAAGGTGTTCTTTAATGGCCTCTATCGCGGCGCGGGCGAACTCCAGCATTTCCGCTTGCGCGTCCGGGCTCATGTCCTCCCAATAAGCCGATACGTTGGCCAACTCGGGCCACGTCGTCATCCGCGCGAGAAGCGCCCTCGCCACCCGCGCCACCATGCTCTGCTCGGTCATGCCGAATCCTGCTGGAACGCAAAGTCATACGTCTCTGCGAATATGTCCGGGTCGCACGGGTACAATTCGCCCCGCACGCCACGGATGATGTAATCGCCGGG